CCCAGCAGTACATGTCGCTTACTCAGGAGGCTGCGGAAGCCAACTGGAGAAAGCCCGCCGAGAACTTAAAGCGGCGCAAGAAGCGTTTGATACTGACGCGATTATTGCCGCGCAAGAAGCACTGGCTGAAGCTAAGTGGGACTCGCAAAGTGCAAAAAATATGCGTGCACCCACTTTACAACAGTCGCAAGACCGTGTACAAACTCAGCAACCGCAACCAGAACCTGTGCGGGCCGACGAGAAAACACTGCGCTGGCAGGCAAAAAACCAGTGGTTCGGCTCTGATGGTTTTGAGGAAGTCACCAGCTACGCACTAGGGCTGCATCAAAAGCTAGTCAATAACGGGGTTGATCCCCGCAGTGATGAATATTTCGAGCAGATCAATGCTCGCGTACAGTCCAAGTTCCCCGAAGTTTTTGGGGAAGACAGGCAACGGTCACAAGGTTCTTCCACGGCGAGAAAACCTACATCTGTTGTGGCTCCGGCCAGTCGTTCGACAGGCAAGAGACGGGTTGAATTTACGCCCACGCAAGCCGCGTTGGTTAAGAGGTTCAATCTCGATCCGCAAAAGTATGCACAGGAAGTTTTAAAACTGGAGTCCCAAAATGGCTGAACTGCAAGACCGTACCAATCGTGACCTAAAGTCACGCGAAAAATCTGCTCGTTCGGTGTACACACCGCCGAGTAACTTGCCTGATCCGACACCTGAGCCGGGGTGGGTTTACCATTGGGTTGGTACTCATATCCTCGGGCAGTCAATCCCCACCAACGTGTCCCAAAAGATGCGTGAAGGCTGGGAGCCGGTAAAGGCCGTGGACCATCCAGAACTGATGCTTGCAGGCAGTGAGAAGACGGGCAATGTGGAAATTGGTGGCTTGATGCTTTGCAAAATGCCCACTGAGCGTTTCCGCTCCCGCCAGGACTACTACAACAACCAAGCTCAGGGACAGATGGACTCAGTGGACAACCACTTTTTGCGTAATAACGACCCCCGTATGCCCTTGTTTGCGGAAAAGAAATCTTCCACGACACGCGGCGTTGGGTTTGGTTCTGGTTCAAAGTAACAAGGAGTCTTAAATGGCAGCAGTAGCATCCCCCTATGGGCTTAAGCCCATAAACCAGTTGGGTGGCACCCCTTATGCAGGTGCGACCCGTACTTATCTCATTGACCCCGCAGGTACCGCCTCAAACATTTTCAACGGCTCGCCCGTGTACGTGAATGCAAGCGGCTACTTGGCTGTGGCAACTGCAACCGGCGCTGACGCGACGACCAACGGCTTTCCTACAGGTACCGCTAACACGGGTATCGTGGGTGTGTTTGTTGGCTGCTCGTTCTTCAACGCTCAAGGGCAGTTGATTTTCTCGCAGTTCTACCCCACGGGTACCACTGGCGTCATCAATGCGATGGTTGTTGACGATCCCAACGTGGTGTTTCAGGTCCAGTCCGCTGGTTCTGTGACGCAAGCCGCTGTGGGCGCGAACGTGTTCTTCACCACAAGCGCTGTGGCAACTGGTAGCACAACCACGGGTAACTCTACGGCTTCTGTCGTAGCAGGCTCCTCGGCTGTGACCACCACTGCGGCCTTCCGTGTTGTCGGGTTCCCCAACGTGCAGGGATTTTCGGTTGTGGGCGATGCCTTCACCGATGTCTATGTGAAGATCAACCCAGGCTACCACAGCTTCACCAACGCCGTTGGTCTGTAAGGAGTATTAAAAAATGACTATTTCACGCGCACAACTGCTCAAAGAGCTGCTCCCCGGTCTGAACGCCCTGTTTGGCATGGAGTACTCTCGTTACGGCGAAGAGCACAAGGAACTCTACGAGACCGAGAAATCGGAGCGTAGCTTTGAAGAAGAGACCAAGCTGGCTGGCTTCAGCGCTGCACCTGTCAAGAGCGAGGGCTCCGCCATCGCTTACGACAATGCGCAAGAGGCGTTCACTGCCCGCTACACCCACGAGACCATTGCTCTGGGCTTCTCGATCACCGAAGAGGCGGTTGAGGACAACCTGTACGACAGCCTGTCTGCTCGTTACACCAAAGCTCTGGCCCGCGCCATGTCCTACACCAAGCAGGTCAAGGCTGCAGCCGTTGTCAACAACGGTTTTAACGGCGCGTTTCTCGGCGGTGACGGTGTGACGTTGTTTGGCAACAACAGCTCCAACACTCGTGTTGGCCACCCACTCGTTGGCGGCGGTGTCAACTTCAACAGCCCGACCACTGGCGTTGATTTGAACGAGACGGCTCTGGAAAACGCTGTGATTCAAATCGCTGCGTGGACCGATGAGCGCGGTCTGCTGATCGCTGCCAAGCCCCGCAAGATGGTGATCCCTCCGGCCCTGATGTTCGTTGCTAAGCGTCTGCTTGACACCGAGCTGCGGGTTTCCACTGCGGATAACGACATCAACGCGTTGAAGCAGATGGGCGCTATCCCAGAAGGCTACACCGTCAACCACTTCTTGACCGATCCAAACGCATGGTTCTTGTGCACTGACGTTCCCAACGGCATGAAGCACTTCGAGCGTATGCCTCTGGCCAACTCGATGGATGGTGATTTCGATACCGGCAACGTGCGTTACAAGGCCCGCGAGCGTTACAGCTTTGGCTGGAGTGACCCCTTGGGCATGTGGGGTTCGTCAGGTTCGTCCTGATGATGGTGAAAAGGGGGCCTTGTGCCCCCTTTTCTTTTGGTGTATATTGCTTTTATTCCGGGGTTCCCGGCGTTCTGACAGTCCCGGCTGACGACATGCAGACAGAACGCCCACAATGCTCGCATGTGAGGAATCATCATGGCTAATACCACCTTCAACGGCCCAGTTCGTTCCGAGAATGGCTTTCAAACCATCTCCACCAACGCTACAACGGGTGCTGTTACTGTCACCAGCACGCTTGGCGTCACCACCAGCGTCACAGACCTGACGACCACCAACCTGGTCTTCACCGACCAAAACCACCCAACGACAGCCGCAATTAACGCTACGGCCACCGCCTCCGCAGCAGACGTTGCAACGGGCTACATCACCTCCACCTCTGCTGCCGCAACGACCATCACGCTGCCTACGGGTACGTTGCTTGGTGCTGCTATTGGTGCTGTTAAAGGTACCGTTCTCGATCTGTACGTGGACAACACTGGGGGCGCATCGACCGTGACCATTGCGGTTGCTACCAACGGCATCTTGTCCAGCGCTGCTGCGGACACTCCAGGCTCGTTTGGTGACTTGACCATTGCCGCTGGTGCCACGGGCCTTGCCCGGTTCACCATCATGTTCTCCAGTGCCACCGCCTACGTGTTTACCCGTACGGCTTAATAGGAGCGCATCATGACGATGCAAACAGACGTTAAGGCGGCGCACATTGAGACCACAGGCACAGTTGTCTCTGGACGAAACCGCCTGAAGGGGTATCAGTGCATATCGGGCGGGACGGCGGGCGATATTATTTTTAGAGACGGGGGAGCTTCCGGCACTATCCGTCTGCAATTTAACATTGGTACAGGCACGCAGCCAATTGGACTACCAATTCCGGGCGAGGGCATCCTGTACTACACAGACATTCACGTTACGCTTCCAGCAAGCGCGAAAGTGACGGTGTTTTATGGCTAAGTCACCCGCATGGACACGCAAAGAAGGCAAGTCGGAAAAGGGCGGCTTGAACGCCAAGGGGCGGGCGTCCTACAACAAGGCCAATCCGGGAAAACCCGGACTGAAAGCGCCCCAACCCGAGGGCGGCAGCAGGCGCGACTCTTTTTGTGCCCGAATGACCGGCATGAAAAAGAAGCTGACCAGCGAGAAGACTGCCAAAGACCCCAACAGCCGCATCAACAAGAGCCTTCGGGCCTGGAAATGCTGACATGAGCCAGAACACAGACCTTGTAAAAAACACCGTGGATATTGTCTCGGTGTTTGCGGCCATTGGCTCGTTCTTGGAGCTGCTCACGCCCGTGTTTGGCTTGATTGGTGCGGTGTGGACGCTGATGCGGATTATTGAGATGATTTCCGGCAAGCCTTTTGCGGAGTTGATCCGCAGGAAAAAGCCAGATGCCGAGCACGAGTAAGAAGCAGCACAATTTCATGGCAGCGGTGGCCAATAACCCCGCATTTGCCAAGAAGGTGGGGGTCCCACAGTCCGTGGGCAAAGAGTTCAACGAGGCCGATACTGGCCGTAAATTTTCAAAAGGTGGTGATACTATGGCTTCCAAAATGAACCCCGGTTTTTTGGCAATGATGGCCAAGAAAAAAGGCGCACCGGCTAAGAAAATGGCTGGTGGCGGTATGCACAAAATGCCTGATGGCATGATGATGAAAGACTCGGCCATGAAGCACGGCGGCAGCGTCAAGAAGATGGCCAACGGCGGCATGTCCAGCATGGGCTCGGTTCGCACCGCAGCGCCTAGCAAAGATGGTCTTTCTAGTGTCAAGACCAAGGGCACAAGGGTCAAAATGTCGGGCAGCAAGCCTCTGGGCATGAAGTCCGGCGGCAAGACCTGCTGATATGAGAGCGAGTCGCGGGATGGGAGCGATCCTCCCATCCAAAATGCCCGGTGGAGTCAAGAAGGCTCGCAGGGACGACACCGACTTCACGCAGTACGCTGAAGGCGGCAAGGTTAAGTCTAAGGTCAACGAGGCCGGAAACTACACCAAGCCAGAGATGCGTAAGCGCATATTCAACAGTGTTAAAGCCGCCAATACTGGCGGCACTGCCGCTGGGCAGTGGAGCGCCCGTAAAGCTCAAATTATGGCCAAGCGCTACAAGGCCGCAGGCGGCGGGTACAGGGACTGACATGAAAGCCCCGCAGAAATCGCTCAAGGACTGGGGGGACCAGAAATGGCGCACCAAATCCGGCAAACCGTCGAGTAAGACGGGGGAGCGGTATCTGCCCGACGCGGCTATCAAGTCTTTGAGCCCTGCGGAGTACGCGGCCACCACAAAGGCCAAGCGGGCTGGGAAGGCCGCAGGCAAGCAGTTCGTGAAACAGCCCCCCAAAGTGGCCGCAAAGACGGCAAGGTACAGATAATGGCCACCACATCTGGAGCAGCCGGTTTCAACCTCGATCTGACTGAGATCGTCGAGGAGGCGTTCGAGCGCGTGGGCTCGGAGATGCGCACGGGGTACGACCTCAGAACAGCGCGTCGTTCCATGAACTTGATGTTTGCCGACTGGGCCAATCGCGGCATCAACATGTGGACCTTTGAGCAGGGCACGATCCCGCTGGTCCAAGGCATAAACACGTACGCACTGCCCACCGACACGGTGGACCTGCTCGATCATGTGATCCGCACCCAGCCCAATCAACAGTCCAATCAGGCCGACCTGACCATCACGCGTATCAGTGTTTCTACGTACGCCACGATCCCCAACAAGCTAACGCAGGCCCGTCCGATCCAGCTCTGGGTGCAGCGGTTGGACGGCCAAGTGTCTCCCACGGGTTACACATTTCAAAGTGCTGACACTGGTGCTCAGACCATCACGCTGTCATCCACAGCAAACCTGCCCACGTTGGGCTACCTGAACATCGGCACTGAGACCATTTACTACGGCTGGATCAACAGCGCAACGCAGCTCGGTGGGGTGTTCCGGGCGCAAAATGGTACCAGCCAGACTAGCCCCACCGTGGGCACTGCGGTCTACATCAACAACACGCCTCGGGTCACAGTGTGGCCCACGCCAGATCAAGGCACTGTGGGCAACCCCACATACCAGTTTGTGTACTGGCGTATGCGCCGTGTGCAGGACGCAGGAGGCGGCGTCAACGTCATGGATGTGCCGTTCCGGTTTATTCCCTGCATGGTGGCAGGGCTGTCGTACTACATGGCGCTCAAGGTGCCAGGGGCGATGGAGCGGCTGCCAATCCTCAAACAGCAGTATGACGAGGCTTGGGACTTGGCATCGCAGGAAGACCATGAGAAGGCGGCAGTGCGGTTTGTGCCGCGCAGACAGTACATCGCCGGGGGGTTCTAATGCCCAATCGTTTTTCGTCTGGCAAGTTTGCGATTGCGCAGTGTGATCGCTGCGGCTTTCGGTTCAAGCTCAAGGAGCTGAAGACTTACACGCTCAAGACCAAGAACGTGAACATGCTGGTGTGCACCGTTTGTTGGGACCCCGACCATCCGCAGTTGCAGCTTGGCATGTACCCGGTTGAAGACCCACAGGCTGTGCGCAACCCAAGGCCCGACACAACGTACCAACTGGGCGGTAACAGCGGGTTGCAGATTGCTCCGAACAGCGGCACAGACCCAGACGAGGACGGCACGGCCACGGGCGGTAGCCGGGTGTTTCAGTGGGGGTGGAGCCCAGTGGGGGGATCGAGCTTCTTTGACGCGGCGCTCACCCCAAATAATTTGGTTTTGACCGTGAACCTTGGTACAGTAACAATTGCAACGACATAAGGAGTCGATCATGATGGACGCAAAGAAAGCAGTACATACGCACGAGAAAGCACTGCACCCCGGCAAGCCCTTGACCAAAATGAAGGCTGGCGGCAAAACCAACAGCGACATGCTGAAGATGGGTCGCAATCTGGCCAAGGTGGCAAATCAAAAGTCGCCCGGTCGCAAAGGAGCTTGATATGGCCACGTACAAACAACCTACAAAAGTAGCGTCGGTTGTGGTGGGCGAGGAGCCCGCTAAGACAACCATGCGTAAAGCCAATGTGGCTGTGGCCAACACCCGCAGTCAAGACTACCCGCCCATGAAGACCAGCGGCATCAAAATCCGTGGCACTGGCGCGGCCACTAAAGGCGTGACGGCTAGAGGCCCGATGGCATGAACTACGCCGCGTTGTCTGCTGCGATTCAGGATTACACCCAGAACTACGAGCAAGAGTTCGTGGCGAATATCCCCGTCTTCGTCAAACAGGCGGAGCAGCGCATCTACAACACGGTCCAGTTCCCATCACTGCGCAAAAACGTCACGGGCAATTTCACACCCAACAACAAGTATCTGTCGTGCCCGGATGACTTTTTGTCGGTGTACTCAATTGCGGTGGTTGATACCACAGGCGCGTACGAGTACCTGCTCAACAAGGATGTAAATTTTATCCGGCAGGCGTACCCCACGCCAACAGATACAGGCACTCCCAAGTACTACGCGCTGTTCGGCCCCACATTCAGTGCTAGCACGGAGTTGTCTTTTATTCTGGGGCCAACCCCGGACCTCAACTACCAAGTTGAGCTGCACTACTTCTTCTATCCAGCATCAATTGTCACGGCCAACAATACATGGCTGGGTGACAACTTCGACACCGTGCTGCTCTACGGCTCGTTGGTGGAGGCGTACACCTTTATGAAGGGTGAGCAAGACATGATGGCGCTGTACGACGGCAAGTACAAAGAAGCGCTCATGCAGGCTAAACGTCTGGGCGACGGGCTGGAGCGCAGCGATGCGTACCGCAGCGGGCAGGCGCGTGTCGCGCCTTTGCCGCAGAATAACGGGGTGCAGTGATGGCCTTTACCGGCAACTACTCCTGCAACACGCTGCGCTCGGGCCTTGTCAACGGCACGATCAACTTTGCCACGGACACGTTCTACTTGGCGCTGTACACCAACTCAGCAACGCTGGACTCGACAACAACCGCGTACACGGCAATTGGTGAGGCCACGGGTGGTAACTACAGCCCCACGGGCCTGCCCGTCACGGCAACGATCTCCAGTGTGGTTGTGGGCGCAGGCAGCACCACATACATCAGCTTCTCATCCCCCGCATGGACAGGCGTTATCACGGCTCGTGGAGCGCTGATCTACACGCCCGGTGCCGACGGGGCCGTCTGTGTGTTGGACTTCGGCTCCGACAAGACCTCGGCCAACACTTTCAATGTGCAGATGCCTGCAAACACCAGCACATCCGCACTCATCCGTCTCGTTTAAGGAGCAACCATGTTGAACGACAAAGCAAAATCCACGGACACCGCCATCGCTGCTGCATCCGTTGGTGCAACCCCTCAAGCCGCTGCCAAAGCAGGTGGTGTGTTCCATGCCCAGTGCCATGACGCTCAGGGCAACCTGAAGTGGGAGGCCAAGGAGCACAACCTCGTGGTCAATGTCGGCTTGCAAGACATGAACACCAAGTACTTCTCGGGCTCTAGCTACACGGCAACGTGGTATCTGGGCCTGTACGGCGCTGCGGCAAGCAACACCCCCGCTGCTGGAGATACGATGTCATCGCACGCTGGATGGACTGAGGTGGTTGCATACAGCCAAGCAACTCGTCCACAGGCGGTGTTTGGCACGGCCACCACGGCTGACCCTTCAGTAATCAGCAACTCAGGCTCTCCGGCTGTGTACACCATCAACGGCACTACGACTGTGGGCGGGGCGTTCCTGACCAGCAGCAACACCAAGAGCGGCACGACGGGCACGTTGTTTTCGGCTGTGGACTTCTCGGCTCCTGGGGATCGTGCTGTTGTTGCCAACGACACGGTGACGGTCACGTACACCTTCAGCCTTGACGCAGC